TCCAAATCAGTATAATCAACCTGTTGGAACCAACATCCTTCTACAGTCCATCTTTCTGTTGTTTGATCGTTGCCATCTAACATATCAAGATATGTAACGAATTTATAGATTGATGCTTCGCCAGCGGCGGCAAGGAATTGACCTTCCGCACCGATCAACCATTGTTGTTTTTGAAGTTGTTCTTGAATGACTTGGGAAGCTGTACCAGATACATCATCTTCGAAACTAAGCGTTATTGGCTCAAATGTATGCTTACCAGCAACCCATGCCCGTGAATTATAACGATCTAATTGAACTTCTTCAAATGATAATACCGGTCTTGTAACAGTAACCGCTTGCAAACTAAGTGGTTGTGAATCAACACCGCCACCCAAATTGGCGAACGTAATTCTCCAACGGTTTTTCTGTCTTGGATGAAGGATACCCGTTCCTACACCTGGGATTCCTATATCATTAATTGTAGCCATTTTGTTTTCCCTTTTGCTATTTTCTTTACATATTTACTGTAAAGTTCTTAAATCCATTAAATTTCTGCGCCTGTAGCAACTATTCTAATTGGAATGTAAATAAATTCCGCCGCCTTCACTGGCTTTAACGCAATATCTATGTACAATTCATTTCTATCTATTCTGTCTGGCGTATTATTGCTTTCGTCACAAACTGTGGCAAAATCATACAAACCACGCTTAACAATCAAATCACCGAGGAAACCATCTACTACCGCCTTCAGGTTATCACGCGTCAGTTGATCGTTTGGTTCGAACACAAAACTTAAAGTATTTCTGCGTAATTGACGTTTAATGTATTTGATAAGTCGTGAAACATTAACACGATCCATGGCACTTGCAGCTGGAGCAGAAGTTTTCTGACCCCAAACAAGAAAACCATTTCCTGGGAAGAATACCATTGGATTTATATCACCTGAGGCAGCATATTGATATAATGCATCTCGTTGACCAGGATTCAAACTAACTGGTACAAATGTTGTAGGTCCACCAAGTACACCCGAAACATAACCAAGATCGGTTATACCTGTTATAATACCACGTCTAATGCCTGCTGGTGCGAACCACAAGAATGATACATTATCACTAAATGTGTATGTACGCAAAGCAACACCAGATGCAGCGACTACCACATTCTTACCATCTAAATTAGATGCTAATGCTGAAGGATAGTAATATGCAATATGCACTGAACGTTGACGTGCAGTTTTAGCTGCCCAACCAGTACTTGGATTTGTTATTCCATCAGGAGTTAAATTCATTGGCGTATCTGCAATTACTAATGCTTCTTCTTGCATATCTACCACAAGATTAAGAAGTTCATCAGCAACTTCTGGAAAACCAGGACACAAAATTAAGTTGTAATCAAAGTTTTCAGAACGAATGTCTGTGTTTGAGTTAATTGATGCAGCAAATGCTGTAACTATAGAAGTACGTCGGGCGGCATCATTAGCACCGAGGCTTGTTAAAGTTGAAAATTCAAGCGTGAACTTCATATCATCAGCAGTTGCAACTAAGAAGTCGCCGCCTTCTGTTGGCGTGAATTCGCCAGTAACTGTTCCGCCACCTGGATATGTTGGATACAATCCAATATTAGATGACATATAATCAAACCCGTCATATACGCCAGTAGCAGGTAAACTTAAACCGCTTGCATATACATTAAGTGCAGATGCCACGCTGACACTTCCAAAATAATCTGTGCTTACGTTTAAGAAAGAGAATGATGCAAATAAATCTGTTGTTGCAGTTCTTGTAAGACTTTGTAATTCTGTTGCAGTAATAGTTGTTGCAGTTCCTGGAACAGGAGGACTACCAACACCAACCGCATTTTTTTGATTTAAGAAATCTTGTACTAAGTTTTCAAGTACAACTTTTGCTTCAAGGATTTTATTATCCCATAAAGCAGTAATGCTTGCAATGTCATCATTTAAGTTAACATTTGTACGAACAGCATAGGCTTTGTTACCTATACCAAGATATTGATTTAATGCGAATACACCGTATTCGTTACGGGCGTCTCCGTGATGTGGAGCGCCAGTTCCTTGATCTTCAAGGAAGCGTGGTACACCATATAATTGTGTACTTTGGTTCAAAGATGTGACGGTACGAACAACATCAAATTCATACGTACCTTCAGCTGGTGTTACACCATCTGGACGAAGCTTTTCATCCGCCGTAGCAATGAAAATTAAAGGGACTGTAGGTGCTGATACGGGAATAAAAAAACTTTCGTCAGTTACCGTTACTGATACACCTGCGCTTACCAAAATTGCCATATTTGCTTCTCCTTAAGCATTTATTTCTTTCCTTTATTTATGTTATTTACTTTAAAATAACATAAAATGGATATTTTTGAAGATTTCAATCTATATCTATATCATTCAAATCAAATACTTTTTTGTATTCTTCGCCTTGTGAATCCAAATCTGCTATAATATCAAAAGAATTATTAACATCTGTACCAACAGCCCCAATTCTAAGATTAATCTCTTCGATAAACTTCTTATGCACATTATTTGGTATGGCTAACCATATTGGAACTATGAATGAGAGGCGGGTCTGAATCATTCTTCGGTCGCTGCCAGCTGGCATATTTTCATCAAATCTTATATCTGTTAGTTCAACTTTAGTCAATCTTGTCCAATCATAAATATCATCAGATTTTTGAATTGTAATAGAAGGGTCAAAAAGCGTAAATATTTGTTCCATTATTTGATAATGTTGGTCCTGATTGCTTGCCCAGATTGCCAATTCAAACATAGCGGTATATGGTACTGGCATTCGCTGTTCTATAACCTTAATATCTTCAGGAAATTGTCCACCAATTGGTATTGTTGTATTTCTTCTGACAGTACCTATACCTTTGCGCGCCTCTGGGGATTGTTCAACGCCGACCAACTGGAATGACATAATTGGTAACCTAATAGGTTTATTTTGAGTATTTTCGGATTTTATTGCGGCAACAACACGATCCATACTCGCGTTTTTTACAGGTACATGTATAAAACGTTCATCCCTTTCTGCATTTTTCCCTATACTTACTTGTAAACCTGCGAAAATTGCCGCAAATTGTACAATATAACTACGCAATTGGTGTGAATAATGGTAACTATCTAACACTGTAGTGGGCATTATTATTCCTCGCAATTCTTATCAATAGTTTCCCGATTTCTGCTAATTTCATTATTACTTGTAGCGCCCGGGCTTGTTATAAATTCTTTCAACTTAGGTTTAATTGGGTTATATTGTGCACGCAAGTCTGTCTCTAAATAAATCCACCTTCCTTTAGAATCAGAATATCTATATAATCTGGCAGGTATATCACCAGCCAAACCTGAGTACGTTAATCTATGATAATCACCATGTTTTGGATTAACAGGATAATCGTCGGCTTCTGTGAATGTTGCATTGTTTGGTGGCATTGCATCCTCTACGGCAAATCCTGTTGGATTTAAGCCAATCTTTTGTAAATTATTCAACCCCTGATCAGCAGCTGATTTAATTTCAGATTCTTCCCATGCCCTGATAGTATTAGAGCCATCAGCACCACGTTCGGGTGTAGCATCTTTTGCTTCTGCTTCTACTGTTTTACTTACATCAAAATAATCTTGATATGTAGTATCCTGCCCATCTTCTCCCGTAACCAATCCTGTTGCATCAGGTTCACTTTCTGCAAGATCACCAAATACGTCTTGAGTTTCTTGGGAAACATAAGCAGGTTGTGCAACAATACGAAGTAATGTTGGACGCCAGCCGGGTGTATATCCTTCGGTTGCCCAAGATACATCCGTAACTTCCATCCACTTTAAAATTCTTTCCAGTTTCGCTGAATATTGTGCTTCGCTTGGAATTTCCATTATATCACCAATAACGAGAGGTCTACCCAATGCCGCTACACAACCAGAAAAACTAACTGTCATATACATTATCAGTGACGGGGTTTCTATACCAGCGAAACTAAGTTCCGCTAAATTATCAGTTAGATCATAATAACCTTTCACTGGTATAGAATCTTCAGCGTAATCACGATCTCTATTTTCAAGGAGAACTTTATCTTGAATATTATATTCATCAGTAGCAACATAATTATGAAACATTTGTAATGCAGATACTGCCCACACGTCCTCTGTTGTTGAACCATTAAAATCTAACGGTCTAACTCTCCAATATCGTGATGGAACTGAATCTCTAAATTGAAATGTATTTAAACAATCATCATCAGGTAAAAGAACTACTGCAACACCAAACCACTTTACACCATCATCAGAACGTTCTATTCTTGCACGCGTTACACGTCGCAGAGGATTTGAACTCTGTTTAATGGCCATCGTAGTAACATGTTTATAAATGCTGGTGTCAATACCATAAGCGGCGCGACTTGCATCTATAGTTTTTATATTACCAAAATCATAACCGATATAGGAAGAAGCAGTGACACCCATACCACGCTGTACGGAACGCCATTCAGTTACAAATTTATCAAATGCATTAGTTGATGGAAAATTAGGAAAGTCACCACCAGATAAAGGGCCGCCACGACCAGTGCAATCTACAAGTTTATTTTGTTCATGAACACCTAACAATTTATAAATGTTTAATGTAGCGCCACCGATATTAAGAGCTTCATTAACAACATCTTCAATAAAGTTGTTGCTTTGATCATTCTCTAATTGAAATTCTTTACATCTATAATCTGTAGGACGAGGGAAAGTAGCGGAACCGTCAACTATAGATGGTTCACAACCGCTAGGAACTTTTGAATTATCTGGAATAGTACCATCACGATTTAATTCGTAATCTGGTCCAGTTGTTCCCTTGCATGAATTGTCTATCCCTTTACAATCTTTCATTTAAAAATATTTTACATACCTCTACGTGAAGACATTTTACCCATATCAGCGCCCATGCCTTCATCATCCATGTCCATGTCCATGTCTACGTTCATATCATTGTCCATATCTTCTTCATCTGAAGGCAACAAAGATTGAATCAAGGCATAAACAGCTTTGCGCATACCTTCCAAATCTAATCCCATTTCTTCTGCTTTCATAGCAACTTCTTCATCAGAAGGGGAAGGATTGTCCATGAAGAAGCTTTTCAACTCTTCGGTATGTCCGTTGTCCATGTCACCCATTTCTGCGTCCATATCCATACCATCTTCTTCCTCTTCGGCACGGTTACGGTTTCTTGGATCAAGCAAATCATTAAGTTTATATGCTTTTAATTTCTTATCACCACGACGGCTACCACGTACACCCATACTTTGAGGTGTACCCATACCCATAGAACCTTCGCCGTCGGGCATACCCATAGAACTATAATCATTCATCTCTTCGATGACTTTATCTAAATATTTCGCCACTGTTTTTCTCCTTGTTGTGCCTAATAATTTGTATTTAATTGTTAACCTAATATAAACGTACTATGAAGGCCAACATCCTCTGGAGTATCGGCAACATATTCTTCTATTTGATTGATTAATTCATCACGGTAAGATTGTGCCAAAGTAATCAATTCGCCTGCGTTTAGTGATATTCCACCACCAGCTCCAGGCAATGAAGCAAACTTACCACGAATATGTGATAACATAAACATTGCTTCTGATAACGCATATCGTTCAATCCACGATTTCGATATCCTATCCTTAAGTAAATCTTGTTCAGTTCTTTCTGTCATACAATCAAGTAATATTCTTTCATCCCGTGTGAAAGAATTATAAAGTGATAATTGTCTATTATGTTCGTGCCACCCAAACGTTAATCGCGTGGCAAATAAATGTTCCAATTGTTCAACATATTGCGATACTAAATGGAAACTAGTTAAATCATATGTACCCATATTATATAAGTGTTGTAATACAACTTGACCATAAACACCAGCACCATGGGCCGATGATAAAAATGCAGATGTAAAACGATAGGCGGCCATAATGTTTGTTATTTTATTATAACCTAACACTTTATTAGTTAAATGGTATTTTTGTGTACCTGGTTTAATATCTAAAAAGAAAAAACCACGACGCACTGATGCACCTGCCCGCTTTCTATACGACTCAAGAGCGGCTTGTATACAAGTGTCTAATTGGTAATTAGTCAACTCAACTTGAACAACAGGATATCCTAGTTGTTTTCGAATACTATCCATTAATTCTCTACGTTCATCAGGTGAACCATCGTCACCTACACCAAGTTCCATATAAGAAGGTACGCCTGATTTTCCATCATTGCCTGCGGCAGGGGTAAGAACGTTTGGCGTAATAGATAGATTGCCCCATAAGAATGAATTATTTGGAATATCGCGTGCATCGTAAACTTTAGTTACACTATTGCTATAATATTCACACTGTCCGGCTACAAGATCATTAACGCCATTAAATGCATAACCTGTTCCTATTGAACACGGACTTGTGCTTGCTTTAGAATTTTCTGGTGTTGGGATAAGTATAACGTTGTTGCTTCCAAGCCCTTTAGTTGTAAAAGTCATTCCACCATTTTCATTAAATTCTGCAACTGCACAAGGAACGGCTTCTATCCATGCAGAACCACTCCATGTATATAATGTTTCTGTGCTTGTATCGTACCATTGGCTGTTTCTTGTTGGTGAAAAAGGAACAGTAGAAAATGTAACAACTGTCCACGTTAAACCATTACGAACATATAGTGCACCGTTTGTAGTATCATACCAATATATACCATTGGGTATATTGCTTGGATCAACGACACTATCTACAGGATCAACACTATTCCAACCTGCGGTTGGTAAACCCCATATATTCCATTCATTTGTAGATGGATTAAACCATGCTTCTGCAACGGTTTGTTGTGTAGGATCTATTGCTCTCACTATGTGTTCTACTACAACCCAATCACCACCTGTCCAACGTGACATTATATCTGTTGTAGGATTATACCAAACTGTATTAACGACGATTGCTGTAGCTTCACTAGGATCAATTGTTGATTGTACAAACCTTACAACTTGATCCCATTGGTTGTTAACGATATCCCATTTAAATAATAAATCATTAATAGAATCCCACCACAAATCACAAGATTCTACGACCGTAGGATCTTCAGACCATACCAATACGTCTACTGCAACCCAAGAAGTCATTCCGAGAGAGTATTGTTTTAATTCTTCTGTTGAGGTTTTATACCAAAGCAAACCATCCACTGGTGCTGTAGGTTCTGTTTCTTGTATTAAAGATATACCTGTTATATCTGACCATGCGTCGGCTGCCCGGACAAAAAGTTTATTATTTGTATCGTCAAACCAATACGTATCATCGGATAATGAATTTAATGCCTCTGACCAGAAGATGGCGGTTGTTGCTGTCCATATGTTATTTGTATTATCCCACGCTAATAATTCTGTGTTTGTTTCATCATACCAATATGTACCACATTCTACAGTAGGACAATCACTAGGATCAGTTAATGAAATAAGTGTTGTAGTGTCACACCATGTAGTACTATCCCATTTGCGAGCAATAGTATTATCAAACCAATATAAATCACATGCAGGATTGGTAGGATCAGATTCACTTTCTATGTGGTTTATTACATTCCAACCTGTTGGGTTAGGAACATTCCATCTATTTAAAACTTTATTTGTTTCATCATACCAATATGAACCAACAGGTAATGCGCCTGGGTCTGTGGCTTCTACTAATGCATCTACTAAATTATAACTGACACCATCAAATTGATATAATTGTTGTGTTGTAACATCCCAAAAGAATGCACCAGCTTGTGGTGGTATGGGTGATCGTTGTGGATTATCAACTAATAAAATTTGTTGATTTATTTGATTTAATAAATCCTGATATGTGCCTGCATTAATACCATCTATAGTTACATTAACAGTCTTAACATTACTACCAACAGGAAATGTATCATCTATTATTAAATCAAACTCATAATCAATACCAGGAATTAAACCTGTACCATCTGTAGGTAATACACCACCACCATTACTTCCAAGATTAACTACTTGTTTAGCGGCAATATGGGTTTCTTTATCACCATATGAATCAGAATAAGCACGAACCCCATCTGAATGATATCTATATTGACAGTCAGTGGCATAGGCACCAACATAATAAGCTGTACCTTGTTTCAAATCTGAAACTATTAAAGAGGTTGATAATATACCACCCTGTGCTTTTAATTCGCATTCATAAAATGCGCCAATTACTAACGCATTATTGATTTTATCAGCGGTACTTAAATCAAAATCGGCGGTGGGATCGGCAACGTAAACTGTACCGTCTTGTGGAATATTGGAACTATTTAATGGTTCTGTACTCAGAAGTACAACGATACCTGCATATTCACCATCTGACCCAGATTGACAACCGGCAGCAGGTGCGGGAATATTCCATTCAACAGTACCTTGGCCTGTTGTTGGAACCCCTTGTTTAAACGATAATTTTATTTCTTGACCTTCGGTTTTTAATCCGAATGCAGAATCACCAATAGAATCAAATGAGGACATATAGAACTCCTGTTATGTGCTAAACAGTATTTATTCCTATTGGTTATTGTTGAGGGTTTTATGGATGGGATTTAGCTATTTTGTTCTGAATGGGTCTTCATTACCTGAGGTATTACACTACCTTCTTCACTTTTACCCTTAACAAGCAGCTTTCTGATCTTTTTGGTAGGCGCTTTTAACATTTTAGAAACTTTATCAGCTTCTGTAATATTTTCTGATTTGGCTTCGGAAAGTAAAAATTCTCTAAAAGTTAACATTATAGTTCCCCATTGTGTTTAACATATTTATGGTTATTGGTCTAAAAAGTCTTATTTTTTTTGGTGGGTGTTTTTTGTTAACCATTTTTGAAGTTTTTCAGGTTGCCAATATGTATTATAGTCTGTTGTATCTATATTAGGACAAACACCTTCAAAAGTTATTTTTACTGGTGTGGGATTATCAATATCATTATATAACCATTCAACCACTATAGTTTGATTAGGTTTTAAATTAATCTGTTCCTTTTCCTCTTTAGATTCACCAACTACGAGGCGGCAGTACTTACTAACAGAATATTCTGTTGCTTGTTGTGGTGTTTCTTTAATAGCCTCGCGCAGCTTATCCTTAGATTCAAGATATTCTTTGAATGTTAAATTGTATCCCATTTTAAAAAATCCGATGGTTGTTTTTATTGTAATATTATTTATATTAAAGGCTGTTATAAATGTTATAAATTATACATAACATATCGAAATGTACCACAGTCCCAAAGCCGCCAATAACCTGCATTTTCCATGTTTTGATATTCTGTTAATTTGGGGTCATAATTATTCATTGTTTCTTTTAATTTATCTTTTCTATAATTCCATCGATGGCGACGTTGACCTTCTATTATATAAAAATAATCAGGTTTATTAGATTCCTCCATAATAAATCCTAACTTATCATATAAATTACCTACACTCCATCGCTTATCTGCATAACTTATGATTTTGTCCCACTTATTTTCCCGCTTAAACGTTTCTAATAGTTTTCCTGCAATACCAGGTATTCTATATGTTATATTAGTAGCAAACCTTGATAATTCCCATATATAATCATAAACTGACCTATCTGAAGATTTATACCCCAATAATACTCTTGGCTTACCAAATGTCATAACAGATACTAATTCATCTTCATAAAATGCACCATATGATATTGAGGTACGGTCAGATCCCTGAATATGAAATTTATTTAAAAATTGTTTTTTTGTCTTTGGATCAATTTTTTGTATTGTACATTTTCTCGCATGTATTCTTAAGACATCATTTGGTGATTTGCCTATATAATGCAATAGTTTATTGATAATAAAATCTTTTTTTAGCTCATCCTCGAATATTATAAATGGCCTTATGTTATTTTTTATCATGATATTCATAGATATATTGGCCGTCTTCATATTTGCGTATGATTTGTCAAGTGGGATTATAACTATTCCTATATTAGATTCCTTATCATATAATGTAAGGCTTATATCGTCTATAATTTTAAATATTTCACCTTTTGGAAATATTTTATTTTTTAATTCATTAGCAAATTTTTCTATGCGTTTACCACTTTCAACGTAAGGGAGGAATAGTGGTGGTAACGTGCCTTTTATAGAAGCTTTTGAATTTATATTATCTTCCCATTTAACCATTTGAAGATTTATAATACTGGCGCATAATTCTTCTGGAATATTATTATCAAAACAAAACCTAACAGGAACAATATGATCAAGATGATATGCTCCTTCTATACCTGCTTTACCTCGTAATAAATTTTTTGGGTTTATTTTTTGTTTATTTTCATTGTAAACTAATCTTGTTAAAGAATGTACTGTATTTCTATAAATTTCCCATTCTGTTGCAGTTTCTTGCCACTTTTTAGAATTTTCTTTAGACCATTGTATTAGAGGTTCTACCCGTTTTTGCGGCCCACATATTGCACATACTACTCCATTAGTTAATAGATTAGTTGGGGAGCAATCAAAAATATGTCCACAATTAACGTTTTTAACTGTTATTTTTGAATACGTATTTTCATTTTTTAAATGTCTTCTCCCATCCCAATCATCTAGAACGACAATCCCTCGTTCTTTTAACATATTAATATTTTTTGTCCTTGTTAACTTATATTCCTTTTCATTTTCAATAATTTTACAATTTGGGCAACCATTCTTACCAAATTTCTTCTTATTTTGTATTTTAGATTTCGGAGTAGCAGACCAGATATGTTTGCAAACCAGACACTGCATTTTGTGATGTTTATTGGAGCCTTTATACTCTTCTAATAATATAATTTTATTTTCTTTTTTAAGTTTATTTGGATATGTATTGTCTTTTTTTAACATAATATATGCACCTTTTATTAATTTAATATAACATATATATTATTTGGAAACAATGGAGATTATTAAGATTTCGAAAAGTAATCGGTTATAGAATTAATCTGTAAAATTGCCTTTCTAATAACAAAAAAGCCCTGTAAAAACAGGGCTTTAAAGTAGTATATATTTCTTATACTAAGTCTAGATTTACTACATTTATCTTGCCGTAGTAGTCCGCACTGTTACCCAATGATGTAGTAGTGCTTGAGAACACTGCTTTACCATAACGGGTCATTAAGCTGACAACTGGTTGGAAAGTAGTTGGGTTAACAACCACACCAGAACTCATCAATGGGATATATGGGCAGTAGAAGTAACCAGTATCAGTTTCTCCGTTACCACCTTTATAACCAACAAGGATTGTATCGTTAGCTTGTTCAGCAGGTGAAGTAGCTGGTGCGCCAAGGTCAAGACCTGCGCCTGCTTGATTCCACAAGTAGCTGTACACTTTAACAGTACCGTTTAAAGTACCGACTAACATTGTGTTGTTAGGACCTTTGAAAGAACCGTCTATAGCAGGTGCGAAGACTGACTTAGCAGCTGACTGAAGAACAGAAACGATCAGAGGTGAAACAACGATGAAGTTACCAGCACCACGACGTGTTTTACGTGCGATTTCGTTTGCTACACGATTTATGATTACACCAAGGTTAGCAAGACGGTCACC